CCCGGCTCTACTACTATGCCGGATTCCGTGACAAGCGGAAGGGCTGCCCTGAGAACCAGATGAGTCCACTTTGGGAGCAGGCGGTGGTGGCCTATTCAGCTTCGCTACTTCAGCGTAGTCTCTGCGAATGCGATATTCCTCACTCTCGGGCCGAGTTGTGGCAGGCTGACCTGGCCTTTAGTAGCGGAGCGGGCGAGCTTTCCTCTTATGGTATAAGCCCTGGCGACCTTGACAACCCCTTCGGCACCCGGCGAGGCGCAGTCTACGCCTGGAAGCGTGTGATGAGAGAAGCCCGTGGGGAGGCTGTGCTTGCGTAGGTTAGTGTACACAGATGGGGAAGGGAGGAAGACTATCGTTCAGATTCCAGACGGGGCACCTGAGAGCGATGGCGCTATGGGCATCCTGGTTGGACCGCCCCCTCTGGAGTCGTTAGGGCTACCGCTAGACGTTGAAGTCCGACTGAATAACGAGTTGTACAATCGTGGCCTGTTCACAGGGCAGGATATCAAGAGGAGGACAAATGAAGTGGTCGCTGCCGTGATTGCCGCTTATAAGGTTGATGCAGTAAAGATTATCGAACTCTACCGAGGAGGTAACCATGCCTAACCTTCAGAAGACACCCTACTCGCGGGTCTTCCTCATTGAAGACCGAGCAGGGCCTGCTAATGCCCCTATGTATATGGGGCTTTCGCGTGCAATGGCCGCCGATTGGCCTCAGGGCGATGTCACGCCTGTGCGCGTGCCTGATCCCGACCAGTACGGTCAGTTTATCGTCATCGACGAGATCAGAGGGGCGCAAGGGCTCCCTAGCCTGCCTCTCCAGACTCGCTATCAGCGAGATGCTTCTGATCTGCTTCGCCTGGTGCGGAAGGGGTGTCGTCTCGACGTGCAGGTGCACATGGGACGGTGTCGTGACCCGCGTGACTTCAACGGTGGCTGGGACAAGGTGCTTGTTCTCGAGGCAGCTCGACCTACCTCCTGGGGCACTAGCGAACTTGGAGCCCTGGATGTAGGTGAAGATGCTGTCGTCAATGAGGACACTCCGTTCACGGGTCTCGATCTCTATGAGGTCAAGCGGCTGGCTCTCGCAGAGTTTGGAGCCACGGAGGTAGTTCAGGAAGTTGTTGCTATCACCATCTGCGACTCCAAGGCTTGTGGTGAGTGCGGGATCACATCTGATGGCTGTCAGAAGGTATTTGCTCTCACGCTCTCGGCAGGTGGTTCTCCTGGTCTTCCGGCAGAACTGATCTACTCAGAGGACCAGGGTGCAACTCTGGGCGAGACAAATATTAGTACCCTTGCGGCCAACGAAGACCCCGACGATATGGCCTGCGTGGGTGCTAACCTAGTAGTTGTCTCGCAGGACTCCTGCTCCCTCCACTATGCTCCAATCGCGGACGTTCTTGACGGGACAGAGACCTGGACGGAGGTTGCCACTGGGCTTACCTGTGCAGCCGGTGCCCCGAGGGCTCTCTTCAGTTTGGGCAGTCGGTTCACCTGGGTTGTTGGCGCGGGCGGTTACATCTACTTTAGCAGCGATATCCCTTCAGGAGTTGCTGTGCAGAGCGCCGGGGGCGTCACAATCCAGGATTTCAACGATATCCATGGCTATGATGAGCTAAATCTTGTGGCCGTGGGAGCCAGCAATGCCGTTGTACTCACGCGCAACGGCGGCTCAACCTGGTCGTTGATAACCGGCCCCGCTGTGGGCATTGTTCTCAATGCCGTGTGGATGCGTACTGCCGATGAATGGTTTATCGGCACAGCTGGCGGGCGACTCTACTATACTCGAGATGCCGGCGACACCTGGACGGAGAAGACCTTCTCTGGCTCAGGTGCCGGATCAGTACGTGACATTCAGTTCGCCACGCCGACAGTAGGCTACCTGGCTCACAACACAGCCACCCCCGGCGGGCGAATCCTCCGCACTATTGATGGCGGATTCTCCTGGTATGTGTTGCCGGAAGACCCCGGTAACATTCCAGCCAATGACTATGTGAACGCTCTCGCCGCCTGTGGCGAGGATGTGAACCTGGTCTTCGGTGGCGGGCTGGCAGACAACGCTACCGATGGGTTCTTGGTGAAGGGCGCATAAGAGCAAGAGGAGGGAACTTTGGCAAAACGACGGAGCGCTCCAGTAGAAGCTTCTAATGGCCCTGAGCCTAGCGTCACACAGGCAGCTTTCGATGCCGCTGTCAGGGCGAGTGATCCTCCGACTCTGACGAATAACAGGGTTACTCTGTCAAATGGGGTGGTGCTGGGAGTTCGCCCAGTACCACCCCTGGCAATCGGGCAGGCTGTGCTCAATGTCCCCAAGCCGCCAGTCCCGGTTACCTTCCTGGAGGATAAGGGCCGGGAGGAGGAGAACCCTAACGACCCTGAGTATTTGGAAGCCCTGGCCGCTTACCGGGATGCCACCGGCCAAGCAGCACTCAATGTCCTCCTACTCATGGGGACAAAGCTAGAGTCGCTGCCAGAGGGTCTTTGTGGGCCGGATGGTGATGAGTGGTTGGGGGACCTGGAGTTCCTTGGCCTCACAATCGACAAGGAGAATCCGAGGGCTCGCTATCTGGCTTGGCTTCAGTTCTATGCTATCCCTAGTAATGCGGATATAACCAGGGCGCTGGAGGGGCCTGCTAAGGCAGCGGGAGTGGCGGAAGGAGACGTGGCAGCCGCCATCGAATCCTTTCGGAGTCCTACGTGATGGTGAGCCAATCTTAGAAGCGCACCTGGGGAGAACAGTTGATACAGGGCTGGGCTTCACAACGCTTATCCCCGGCCTGGTGCCGGAAATAGAAGAGCGAGAGGCAGCTATCTTTGCTGGCTACACTTGGCGGACCTGGCATGAGTTACCTCGTGAAGAGCGGACGGATGGAGTGGCCCACTACAGACTTCATCGCCTAATCAGTCTACACCAGGATGACGCTGTGGCTAAGGATGCTGAGCGACGCATGAAGAGGGGCACAAAGGGTGGCTCTTGAACGGGTAGGCGTTGAGGCCGTAATCCAAGGCTTGCAGCCTTACTTGTTGGGCATTCAGAAAATGAATGCCACTACATCAGAGCTCGCTCGCTCATTAGGGACTGGTCTCAAGACTGCAAGCACTGTTGCGGCGGTAGCTATTGCCGGAGCTGGGGTAGCAGCCATTGGGTTTGGGGCCAAGGGCCTAGCAATGGCCGATAGCATAGAACAGGCTGAGTTGGCCTTTGGAACCCTTCTTGGGTCAGTTGATGCAGCCAAACAGCGCATTAAGGAACTAAGCGAGTTCTCTGCTGCGACCCCCTTTGAGTTGCCCGGCATCATTCAGGCAGACCGACTCCTCACGACCTTCGGTGCTCGTTCTGTCGAAAACTTGACACTTGTGGGTGATGCCGCTGCTGGAGTTGGGGCAGGTATTGAGGAGATCGCTTTCTGGTTTGGTCGTGCTGCTACTGCTATCGAGGCCGGGCGCCCCTTCGGTGAGGCCCTTATGCGTCTCACAGAGTTGGGTCTTATCACAGGCACAACGCGAAATAGGCTGGAGGAGCTTCAAAAGGCTGGCGCTAGCTCGACTGAGGTCATGGGTGTCCTGACTGAGGAGTTGGGCCGGTTCTCAGGGCTGATGGAGAAGCAAGCCCAGACTATTGGTGGGCTGAAGTCTACTCTCTCCGACAACTTCAATCTGATGCTCGCCTCTATTGTACAGCCGTTCATGCCAGAATTTAAGAAGGGCATGGGGGCGGTTATTGAGTACCTTGATGCTCACAAGACAGATGTAGTGCAATTTGCAGAGCGTAGCAAGCAGGCATTTCAGGATTTTATGGCTGCTGTTGGCCCCGCGTGGAAATCTCTGGGCGAAGACCTCAAGGATGTAATCTCGTTTGTCATCATAAATAAGCCGGCTATGGTTGCAGCTATTGTGGCACTAGGTGCGGCGTTTGCTTGGACTAAGCCGGTTGCTGCTGTTATCGCCGCAATCTCCGCTGCATTGACAATCCTACGCATCCGCACTGAAGACTTGCCGAAGCCCCTTCTGGTACTCAAGGGTATTCTTCTGAGTTTCGGCCTCGTTGCTCTTGAGGCTGCCGAAGGGGTGCTCCGTCTCGCCGAAGCAGCATCGGATTTTGGGAACCTTATCGGCATTGTTGGCGATGAGACAGAGACGAATATTGATGAGATGCTAGCTAGCGTGATTGATGCTCGGCGGGGGATAGAAGATCAACTAGCAGGGATTGACCAAGAGATTGAACGGCGGAGCATCACTACTGTTGCAAAGCTCACAGAGGTGATGGCAGAGGCTGCCCGTTTCAGAGCTCTTGCTGGCCTTCCTCCCATCATTACTATAGGCACAAGAGAAATGACTGAAGAGGTTGAGCGGATGCGCGGGAGAATGGCAGCTACTCAGCCTACAGTTCAGGGGCTCACCACAGATATTACAGACTTGGGTGCAAGTACCAGTGGGGCGGCAGATAAAGTAGAGGAGGCCGCCGACTCCTTTGGCGATCTTCAGAAGGTTCTAGAAGATGCGGCCGCCCCAGCC